ACTCCGCTGAAACGGTTGTTGATGTGACTTGCGGCCCACGTGACAAATAAACAGGAGTCTCACAATGAAAAACATCGCAACCGCACTGGTCAAAGCACAAAAAGCCTTTGGCCCTGCTCTGAAATCTTCCACCAACCCACACTTCAAAAGCCGCTATGCTGACCTTGCCGCTTGTGTTGAAGCAGTCATCCAAGGGCTAAATGACAATGGGATTGCCCTGATTCAAAAGAATTACGACTGCGACGATGGGGTTATGGTCGAAACTGTATTCCTGCACGAATCAGGCGAAATGCTCGAATGTGGCATCCTGCACGTTCCAGCCGCCAAGCAAGACCCGCAAGGGTTTGGTTCTGCCCTGACTTATGCCAGGCGGTACAGCCTGATGGCTGCCTGCGGTATTGCACCCGAGGATGACGATGGCAATGCAGGGTCACGCCGCACCGAGGTTAAGTCCGAGGTTAACGAGAACCAAATGGCTGACCTGCTGGCGGCAATGGATGAAGTCACCACCATTGCAGAGTTGCAGAAAACCTATAAAACAGCCTACACAGCCACTAAAGGCGAACAGGCATGGGTTAGCAAAGTCATCGCCAAAAAAGACTCTAAAAAGGCTTTGCTGGAAGGGGCGAAATAATGGACCAAGGCACAACAGAATGGTTTGCCGCTCGATGCGGCAAGGTCACCGCCAGCAGGGTTGCGGACATCATCGCCAAAACCAAGACGGGTTACAGCACCAGCAGGGATAACTACATGGCCCAGCTCGTGTGCGAACGCATGACAGGCAAGCCAGCAGAGTCTTTTAGCAACTCAGCCATGCAGTGGGGTACTGACACCGAACCTTTTGCGAGGGCTGCTTACGAGGCCAAGGCTGACATTTTGGTAACCGAGGTGGGGTTCATTACCCACCCAACTATTGCGATGTCTGGTGCGTCTCCTGATGGCTTGGCAGACGAGGGTTTGGTGGAAATCAAATGCCCCAACACCGCCACTCACATTGCAACCCTGCTTGACCAAAAAGTGCCAGAAAAGTACATCACACAAATGATGTGGCAAATGGCTTGCACAGAACGCCCGTGGTGCGACTTTGTATCCTTTGACCCACGGATGCCAGAAAAATACCAACTATTCATCAAACGCATCAACTTTGACAAACCTTAAAATCAAGCTGGATGTGATACCCCTGCCCAAAGGCGGATGGGATGGATGGGCAAACTGTTACGACCTCAAGCCAACTGAACGCCAACAGCCAAAGGAGTTTGATGATGACACTTCAGCAATCCCATTTTAATCGGGCGCGGTCTCTTGACCCAGCCACCAGCCATGCCGCCGCAGACCAAGCACAAGACTTGGCTCGGCAGCACTTTGACCTGATCGTTGGTTGCCTTCAGCGTTTTGGCGCACGGGGCAAAGATGGCATTGCTGAACTGACTGGGCTGGATGGCAATCAAGTTGCAAGGCGGTTGCCTGAGTTGGCCAAGATTGGCTTGGTGGAGTTAACTGGTCGGGTCACCAAGTCAAAGTCAGGCAGGGCAGAACGTGAATGGTGTTTCGTGCCTATACAACGGGAGTTGATATGACCGAAGAAGATGAAGCATTCAACGAACTGGAACGCCAAAGCCTGTGGCGTAAACGTGCCGTGCAAGGCGTATCAACCAATCCCTACCGAGACCAAGTTATTGAGGAAGTTGCACAGCATATCGAAAAAATGGAGGGCTTTGGTCAGGATACATTACACAGCTTTGCGATTTACATCAGAGGATTGAAATGAAAGAACACTTCTGTTCAGCAGAGAAATCATTGATTACATACGAGGGCAGTTGTAACTGGTGCGGAGAGAGCGAAGGAAGCATGACACAACAAGAATTGATAAAACGCCTTGAGACAACCTGCTTTGGGCTTGACCCTATTGACCCATTGCGATTGCTTGTTGACGATGTGATTGCGGCATTGACACAGCCAGAGCGCACATGGGTAGGGCTGACGAATGATGAGTTAACAGATTTGTTCTACAACACAAATTTAGGTCAACAGAGTGCTGTTGCTCAAGCCATTGCCTTGCTTAAGCAAAAGAACGGCTTTGCCGAGGAAAAGAACACATGAGCTGGCGCGAATCAACACTCAAGTACATCAAAGAGTTGATTAAGCCCAAGACGATTAACGAAATCATTGCCAAGGAACTGCGCGAGGCGATCATCAAGAAGCTGGAGGCTGAGTCGGCAGTCGAGTATGCGGCCTCCATCGTCACATACAACGTGGAACGCATCGGGCGGTTACAGCGCAGGCTCAAAGAACATGAGGGCGAAGAATGATATTTGACCGCTTACTTGTTGCCGCTGTGTGCTTTTGGTTTGGGGTGGCGGGTTTATTGCCAAAAGACCCACCAGTCCCACCGACTCCAGCACAAATGCAAATGCAGTACAAATTGAAACAACTCAGCAATATTTGTGATAAAAAGAAAAAGTCCCAAAAAGTACAGGAGATGTGTAAAAAATGGAAGTCCTCATAACCATCGCAATTTTGTTTATTGGCGCAATCATCGGCATTGGCGTTTTATTGGCAATGCTGCATTTTTATGCCGATTAAGCAAACGCCCTTGTGCCTGATTTGTCAATAATCAAGGCCATTTCTCTGGGCTTAATATCCCCTGCATTAGGTATGCTGACATGGGTCCAGCGGTCAAATTCCCTGATAACTTGGTCATAAGGTAACCCTGCCTCAATAATTGCCCTGACCACCTCATCTGGCTTCATGCCTGGCACTCGAATATCAGCCGCACACCCACGCCGATGTTGACTGGAATCTTTTGAACCCACTGCATCATTTACGGCTTTTGACCTAAACGCAGAATTCACGATGATTGGCTTGCCGCCAAGCACTTCTTTGACCTGTTCCAAAAACTCAGCCAAGCGCACCAAGTTCTCCAGCTCGGCATCGTTGGGCGTATTGTCCATATTGCGTTGGTCGGTGTGGGTTAACTCATCAAGTGTGAAGTTTGGGGATAAGTTCATTTCATGCTCCTCATTTGGTCATAGGTTTGGATACAGGTGTTGAGTTTTCTGATGGCGGCATCTCCTTCTGCGGTGATGGCGATAAGAGCATCAGCAACCGATCTGTTAAGTTCGGCTGATGCTGTTCCTGCGTCACCTCCGCTGGCAGTGGCGGTATCTGTGGCGGCTTGTAAGGCGCACTGGGGGGCTTTGACAGCAACCCGCAAGCTGAGAGCGCCAGTGGCAATATCATCACGCAAACGGGTCTCTTTAATCTTTGCAACATGGTTTGCCTTTCGTAGTGTCTCTGCATAAGTCTGCGCTACCTTTGCCATTGTTTGCTCGGTTTCCCTTGCCTTGGCATTCAGGGCAGCAATCTCCAGTTGTTGGCGTTCATACTCATTCAATTCGCCAGTGAAGTACCCAACACCAAAGCTACTCAGCACCGCCATGACGATGCTAAGAATTACCCAAGGGTTAAATAGGCTTAACATCATCGGCTTTCATCATTGCGTCTGTCTTGTCCTTGCTGGACTTACTAGAGCCGTAGAAAAACGAAATGATAGTTGCAACCGCAGTACCCAGCAAAAACCCAAGAATGATGTTTGCAAAGTCTCTGCCACCCTCTGGCAATGGGATAAAGGTCACGCAGAAAAAATAAATCACTGATGCCGCCGACCAAAACCAAGCAAAGTAATAAATGAAATGCTTTGCTGTTTTGTCATTTGGGTCTATCTGCATCTCGCCTCTCCTTTTCAATCTCACGCCTAAGTTTTTCTACCTTAACCAATTCTTGCCGCACTTGATTTTTGGTTTCAAGAATATCCACATACAGCAAGCCCAACAAGGGCAGCAGCAACCCAATCAGCACACACCCAAAAACCCAGCCCATCACATCTTCTGCCACCGACTGACGAGGGCGAGCCACAGCCAAAGGTAAAGGAGGAATATAAAAGTCGCCACTACCCACGCCACTTTTAGATGCAGGCTTCTTTTTTCTTGGCGGCGTTGCCATGCCATCTCCTTATCGCGCCTTTCCTTTGCAATCCTAGCTTTTTCCTGTTCATCGCGTATGACACCACGCATTTCAAAGGTCTGTGTGTACAAATCGGCGAGGCCAGGCGTTTGGTAGACCATGATTTCTCTGATGGTTACTTCCAGCTTTTCCATCTCTTGCTGACACATAATGCGATTCATGGCCGTTTGCATCTGTTGGGCATTGGTAACAGTTGGGTCATAGACTTTTGCTTTTTCCTCCTCAGCCCTCAAGTATTCAGCCAGCTTGTCTTGCAGTGTCCAGAATTCTGTGAGCTTGGAAACAATATCCGCCATTGCTTGTGATTCGTTGTAATCAACAAACTTTGTTGTCTTTTTTGCCACAGGCTTGGGCGTAGTGGTTTCTGCTCCAAACAGTCGTTGCCACCATGACTTAACGGCTTTGGCATCACTGGCAATTTCCTCTGCGGTGGACTTGATTTTGAGGAAGTTGGATTTGCTTTGTTTGTACAAGTCGCATAGTTTTGTGATTCCTTGCACACAACTATTGGCAGCGAGTAGCAAACTGATCGGATCAATTTACAGCCCCAGTATTTTTTTGACCAACTCACCAGCAAAGCCTGGCCCCAGCAACACAGCGGCAATTACCACATAAAGCAAATACTCAATGCGGGTCATGCGCTGTGAGCCTGAATCAAAAGACTTTTCGATGGCGGCATATCTTTCAGCGCAAACTGCCTCATGCACCGCCAGCCGTGTGTCGGTATCCTCGGCCATTACATACCCTCGCCCTGCACGATATAAACCGTAGAGGCGGCAGATGCCAATCCACTGAAGAAAGATTCACGCCCAAAGCGTAAGACCTCAACAGCACCAGGCACTAACACAATGGCCGATGATGGTGTACCAGCAACAGGCGCAACAGCATTTGCCGTAGCGATTGCTGCCGTGCTTCCAACGCCAAGAAAGACCGTATTTGCGCTGGAGTTAATGATGCGATATTGACCTACCGATTGAGCGTCAAAACGTGTATCAACCAGTGCCTGAACGCCAGTGGGCGCACTAGCTGCCGCAGGGATAACAACGGTTTTGCCAAGTGGGGCAAATGCAATTTGTGAGTTTGTGGACATAATTATCTCCTTAAAAATTTAAGTTGTTGCCCAAGGCAATGTTGGTTCAGCAATTTTTTTAGCCAATTTACGAGCAATTTGATCAGCAACTTGTGATTCCGCCTGATCTTTAAGCAATTTCACACCAGATTGCGAATTACCGTCAGCGTCATCCCACACAATCACCTCAGGTTCAAAACACCAGCCAAGAACCTGCTGTTCTGTTAATTGATTAAATGGTACGAATGTGTCACCACGAATCAATCCGCGCACACATTCAGCAGAAGATGAAGTTTCTCCATCTGTACCAATAACAGTTAGTTCAACTTTGACAATCAAGTTGTCTTCTGCGACTTGAACTTTGTTAATCGTCCATTTAAATGTTAGAGACATAATTTATCCTTTGTTAAATTGCAGCCAGCACAAATGCCAACAATTCCTCATAACGAATACCGAAACGATTTCCTGCCTCAGTAGCTGGCGTAACTTCTACGCCATTTTCATCCAGTACAGCAGGGTTTGCTTCCCATTCGTCATAGCAAAACAGACCGTAATCGTCAGCATTCAATCCTTCAGATTCAAACGCCAATGCAACTTCTTGCGCATACACGCCAAAATGAATACGGGCCTTATCACCTTTAGACTCCACAGCATCTGCAAATTTAAATGCTTTGAGCAAGCCTTTAACTTTTACTGCAACTGCTTTTTCAGCATCAGACAGTGGGCGATCTTGCACTTTTGACCGAGCATCAGAAGTATTAATCGTGCCAGTAGTTGCATAAACCACAGTCCAGCGGCGTGATGCGCTACCAAGTGTTGTTACATTGTCAGTGGCTGGGCCAAATTCGCTTGAATCTGAAAGGATGGGTTGACCAGTGTTTTGTAAAAGCGCAGATTCAAGACCGAGTGTGGCCTTTACCAAACCAAATCTAGCTCGCAAGCCATTGTTAGCGTTGATTGCACTAACAGGATAAGACCCGCACAGTTTTGCTTCATTGTTTGCGAAATTTGTACACGACAAATATGCAGGTGCTGCACAGAACACTGCATTGGCCTGAGTTGATGCGGCGGTGTTAATAAAGTTTGTATATCGGGCTGCTTGGCATCCAATCAGTTGAACACCTGTTGACTTGTAAACATCTACAAATGTACCTACTACGCCAGCATTGCGACCTTGATAAATACCGCCAACAACACGCAATTGAACAGTTTGGCTATCAGTACCCAAATTGCCAACTTGAAACATACTGAGTGATGCATCGTTTACAGATGGAACATCTTCTGCATAGCATCCAATAAACTCAATGTTTTGACAACTAGCTTCAATTACTGCACCGTAACTAAGTGCTTCAAATAAACACTCTGCAAAACGTACACCAATACCACCAGAGCCAAATCGCACACCAATCGGCGCTATCTGAAACGTACACAAATCCCAAACATCTGTTGTAGGTGGTGCTGAACCAGAATATTCCACACACGATGTGGTGCAGCTTGCCATGCGAATATTGCTAAAACGATTGTTGATCGTGTCAGTGCAAAGAAAAGCAGACCAAAAGTAAATAATTTCGAGGTTGAAAAAATTACCGTAGATCACAGTGTCAAGATTAAATGCTCGTCTAGCATACCCTGGAGTTGTACCATCGCCATCGCCTTGGATGTACATACCGCCAACGCTTACATGGCCCAAAAAGTTTTGCGTAGGTGCGGGAAGATTTTGGACATCAAATAAATCTGATTCAACCGTTGGCGCAAATAAAATTTTTGTTCCAGTAAAACCAGAAGCGTATTCCCACCAGCCTTGAGATTCATTAACACCAATTAAATTAGAGCCTTTGTACAAATTTAGTGTGCTTGTTACTTTGTAAACGCCAGCAGGAAAGAACACCTGCTGAGTGCCTTGGGCCGCGTCAATTGCGGCTTGAATTCCAGCGGTGTCATTCGTTATACCGTTACCAGTTGCGCCATAGTCTAGTACGTTGACTACCGCACCAGTAGTCATCGAATAGGATGCTTTTGTTAGTGACATTTTTTATCCTTAGATGAATGTTCCAACAAATGTCCATACGCCAGTTTCAGCATAACTTGCGTTGGTATTTGCAATCGTAATGGTCAAATTGTTACTACCATCTGATCCAGCAGTGACTGTGTGAGTTGCGCCCAAACCTTGCGTTGACGCTGAAAGAGATGTTGCGTTTACGCTTCCGACTCGCGAAGACACAAAATAAACAGCTCGCGTGTTGTTGTTTCCAGCACCAACTAATTCAATTTCATAAGACAAGATTCCGCTGACAATTTGAGCCAGCGTGATCACATAGTTACCAGCAATCGCAATTGTTCCAAATGATGCAGAAGTTATTTTTCCATTTGTAACTATTAGATCGCCACCAAATGTTTGGTTCCCTGTAAAATTATTAGCCGCATCCGTTCTTGCTATGGTGGCTGATGTTGCAGGGAAAGTCATTGTCGTGGCATCAGTTCCAGCAATGGTTAACGAATTATTTGCCGTTAAAGTTTTGTTATTTGCAATTGTTAGAGTTGCGCTGGTAGCTGGAGCCGTGATTGCTACTTTGTTAATGCTAGTTGCTGAAGCAACTCCCAAAATTGGAGTAGTAAGAGTGGGAGATGTTTCCAGCACGTTATTGCCAGTGCCAGTATTGGTTACGCTAACGATTTCTTTGCTTGCATTAAGCGCCAGCGCAGTAGATGCGGTCAAACCCGACAGAGTGCTTGTGCCTGAAACGGAAAGATTTACGCCATTCAAATCAGCACCGCCCTCGACCCGCTGCCAAACAGAGCCGTTGAAGGTTGCTAGGTCGCCCACTCCCCAGTTGCTGATTCCGTTCAGGTTGGTAGAACCTGCTGTGCCAACAACGTAGTAATCGCCCTTTGTACCCACACTGGAGGCCAGCGCAGGGCTGTTGGCATTGGCATCCCATGTGCCTTTGAAGTTCAACGCACCGATGGCGTTGGTAATGGATGAGACTGATTTCAACATGGTTTATTCCTCACAATACGAATTCAATGATTGAGGTTATGGGTGGGGCTTCGCTGAATGTTACGTTACCGCCAGAAAGTGTGTATGTGTTTTGGTTCTGGTAAATGCCGTTGATGTATATCAGGCTTGGCACAAAAGCAACCGAAAAGACGGTCTGAGTACCTGTGCCAGTTGCATTAACAACGAGATTGCCAGCAGAGCCAGGGAAAGCATTACCGTTCAACGAGGTATAAACCACCGTGGCGTTCTTGTTTTGGACTTGGATGGAGTAATCGCCGTTGGTGTAAATGCGTGATGGTGTGCCTTGGTAGACAGGATAACCCCCACTTGTGCGGATGGGTTGAACAGCGGTGATGGTGAGCGCATCATCCCAATAGGCAACAATCGGGTTGGTAATTGGGTTCAGATTGACAGTGCCAATCCAGATGTAACCATCGTCAAGCGGCTGTCCATCAGCACCCGCAAATGCTGGGAATGGTGGTTCTACTGATAGTGCTGACATTTATTCATTCTCCTGTGTGGCTTGACCAGCTTGGATTGCACTTTGCAAGAACTGAATTCTCGCATCAACATTCTTTGGCAAACCAACTAAATCTGCAAATTTACTAAACGCAGGCGATAAAGCGGCTCTTCGTAGGCTTGCAGCACTCTCACCCTTGGTTGCGGCTTCTATTGCAAGACTTTGGAAACTTTCATCAGCAAACAATTTGCCTGCCGACTTCAAAGCATCTTTGTTGCCCTGAGTCAATGCGCTTGTAATAACTGATGCTGCACCAGCCAAAATAGGACCACCAGTAGCCGCCGCACCAGTCACGACACCTTTTGCAAGTGTGCTTTCCATGACCTTGCCAATCAAACTTTCCGCTTGCATCCCTTGTAATAAGGCTTGATTTGCTTTACCTGTTGTCAATACGTTTGCCCGTGCCTCTGTGACCCGCTTAGATACCTCAAACAAGTCCCTAAGTACATCTGCTGAGTCTTTGCCCAACGTGTCCACAATGGTCTTAAAAACAGGCGGGTTGGCTCTTAGTTTGGGGTATATATCAGCAAACTCAGAGAACCCAAAGCCACCCTTTTCTGCGCCCCTTGCCGATCTAGTGACAGATGCCAATGCTGTCGCAAGTGTTTCTTTGCGTAAATCATCAGGTACAGTTTTCAAAAGGCGGTTGAATTCTCCAGTATCACCTTTGGCGGCACTGGTAATCGCTGTTCGCATCTTGCTGGCAACGCTACCCTCAATATCTTGACCAAATGCATTAACGATGCGCTTGCCCAATGCTCTCTCTTTGGCATACAAAAGATTAGCGGATCGTAGTTCTTGCCGCAATGTTTCGCCACCAACATTTCCAACATTGGTCAGTTGATCGTCAGCTAAAGCCGCATATAGACGCTTTAAATCAGCCTCAGCCATACTGCCATAAGGCGATTCCAGCTTATTGATTGCATTGCCAATTAACTGTTTCTCACGCTTCAATCGACCATAGGTCACATTGCCAGCCTCAATCATCTTTGACAAATTACGTTCTGCTACTGACATCCCAGCATCGCCGACTTCAGCTTTAACTGCATCAAGTGTTTCTCGCAGTTTTGGC